AAAAAACTACTTAATAGAGAACAAAAAAGAAACTGTCCTGTTTGCGAAAGTTATTCGCTAGAAATGAGAGATGATGTTTATATGACAAAATTTGATTGTTGTTTTAAATGTTACATACAATACGTAGAACATAGAGAGGAACGTTGGGAAACAGGATGGCGTCCAAACACAGGAGACAGAGACAATGGCTAGTAAAGAAGATTTAGAGGTAATCAGAGCAATCGGGCAAGCAGCAGCAAATGCTTATGACGGCGCTTTGGATGACAAGGGAGAACCTATCGTAGTTGGTCTTTCCCGCGACGTAGGTAACCCAACACTCGACAGCCGCATTGTAGACGGCTTCAAAGTAAAAATGGTCGGCAAAAAACTTATGATCTCTTACCAATCTGATGTTTTTCTGAAAGATGTTCATGACAAGGGCTTTGAAAATGATCTTGAAAGAAAAATGGGCGACATTGTTTCTTATCTCAAAAAAGAATTCAAAAAAATAACTAAAAAAGCCTTGACACTCAAGGACGATGGTCCGGTAGATGCATTGGTTCAGCAAACTTCCCGAGTCCGAGTTTTTGTTATAGCTACTAAGACCTTTGAAGTAGGAAATCTTTCTAGTGTAGATGCTGTGGAGGGAGACTCGACAGTGAAAAACATCAACCGAAACTTTCAAGATTTCCTCGCAGAAGGTGCATGGAAGGCATAGTAGACAACTTATCTGAATAATGTCTTATAAGTTAACCAAAAAAGAAATACTAGCCGAGATTGTCAAAGCAGGAAAAGAACCATCTTACTTTATTAACAACTACGCAAAGATTCCTCACCCTTTGCGTGGCTTAATACCTTTCAAGCTATACGACTTTCAAGAGCAGTTGTTGAATGATTTTAATGATCATCGATTTAATGTAATCTTGAAAGCAAGGCAGTTGGGTATTTCTACTATTTCTGCTGCTTACATTGCGTGGCTGATGATGTTTCATCGGGATAAGAACATCCTTGTCATCGCTACTAAGTTTGGAACAGCAGCCAACCTTGTAAAGAAAGTAAAAGCTATTATCAAGTATCTTCCTCCTTGGATGAAGATTGCTAACATTGAAATTGACAATAGAACTTCTTTTGAGCTTTCTAATGGCTCGCAGATCAAGGCTTCTTCAACTTCCGCTGATGCTGGTCGTTCAGAAGCTTTGTCTCTTTTGGTTGTGGACGAGGCAGCGCACGTTGATGGTCTAGACGACCTTTGGACAGGTCTGTACTCTACTCTGTCAACTGGTGGTCGCTGTATTGCTTTGTCCACGCCTAATGGCTGCGGTAACTGGTTTCATCAAACTTACATTGATTCCGTAGCAGAGAAGAACGACTTCTACCCTACAAAGCTAATGTGGGATGTTCACCCCGAAAGAGATCAAGAATGGTTTGAAAAAGAAACAAGAAATATGTCACGCCGTCAAGTTGCTCAAGAGCTTGAATGTAATTTTAACATGTCTGGCGAAACTGTCTTCCATCCAGAAGATCTTGTTCACATTGAACAATCTGTACGACCCCCCAAGTACAAAACTGCTTTTGATAGAAACTTCTGGATTTGGGAAGAGCACCAGCAAGACTCCACTTATCTTATCACAGCAGATGTTGCAAGAGGAGATGGAAAAGATTATTCTACATTCCACGTTGTAAAAATAGAAACAAATGAAATTGTAGGAGAATACCAAGGAAAGTTAACACCAGACATTTTTTCTGGTATACTTTATGATGCTGGAAAAGAATACGGTGACGCAATGATTATCGTCGAAAATCTTGCAGCAGGACATACAGTGCTAGACAAACTAATAGAAAGAGAATATCCTAACATCTATCATTCTTATAAATCTACACACGAGTATGTTGACCAAGTAACAGCAGAGTATTCTAACAGCGCAATCGCAGGCTTTAGCACAACGAGCAAAACTCGCCCTCTAATCATAGCAAAAATGGAAGAATTCATTAGAAATAAACTACTTACGATATATTCTGCAAGATTACTTGAGGAGATGAAAACATTCATTTGGCACAATGGTCGCCCACAAGCTATGAGAAAGTATAATGATGACTTGGTTATGGCTTGTGCAATTGGCTGCTGGGTTAGAGATACAGCGTTCGAAACAAACAAAAGAGAATTAGAATACAAAAAAGCATTTCTTGATTCTATGATGACTACTAAAAAAGAAATAAATACAGCAATCCCAGGAATGCAGGGATACAAATCAGTAAAAAGACAAAACACGGCGAAACAATATAAAGACTATAATTGGCTTTTAAAAGGATAATAAATGGTTAGCAAGAAAAATACAAGGAATCCTCAAAGTAATCTTTTCAAACAACTTACCCGCTTGTTTTCAGGTCCTATCACAGACTACAGAAGACAAAACCCCAGAAAAGAAAAGAGACGCCAGCTAGATAAATACAGTTTTCAATCAGCAGGCGGTCTAGAGTTTAAGAAAAGTGCTTACGATCCATACAAAAACCTTGGAGCGAACTTTTTTAACAATCAAAGTCGCATGGAAAGATACCTTGATTTTGACCAAATGGAATACTCGCCAGAACTTCACTCTGCTCTTGACATCTATGCAGATGAAATGACAACTTCTAACGAGTTTAGCCCTCTTCTTGGTATCGCTTGCCCTAATGAAGAAATACGCTTTACTCTTGAAAACCTTTACCATAACATTTTAAACATTGATTTTAATCTTTTTGGCTGGTGTCGCACAATGTGCAAGTATGGAGACTATTTCCTTTATCTTGACATTGATGATGAAACAGGAATTAAAAATGCTATTGGCTTACCAGCAAAAGAGATTGAGCGATTAGAAGGAGAAGATCCTAAAAATCCAAACTATGTCCAGTTTCAATGGAACTCTGGCGGTCTAACTTTCGAAAACTGGCAAATGGCTCATTTTCGAATCTTGGGCAATGACAAACATGTCCCTTACGGAACTTCTGTTCTTGACCCTGCTCGCCGTATCTGGCGACAACTTACGCTTCTTGAGGACGCTATGATGGCTTATCGTATTGTTAGAGCACCAGAAAGAAGAGTTTTTTACATTGACACTGGCAACATCTCTCCAGAAGATGTGGAGCAGTACATGCAAAAAGTTATGACTCAGATGAAGCGTAATCAAATTGTAGATCAAGACACTGGTAGAGTTGATCTTCGCTATAACCCAATGTCTGTTGAAGAAGACTACTGGGTTCCTGTAAGAGGAGCAACCAACACTCGTATTGAGAACCTTCCTGGTGGAACTTATACGGGCGATATTGATGACGTTAAGTATTTGAGAGACAAACTATTCAGCGCAATCAAAATCCCTGCTTCTTATCTTTCTGCAACTGACGAAGGTGGAGAAGACAAGACAACGCTTTCCCAGAAGGACATTCGTTTTGCACGAACAATCCAGAGACTTCAGAGAGCAGTTATCTCGGAGCTTGAAAAGATTGGCGTTATCCATCTTTATACTCTTGGATTCCGTGGAGAAGATTTAATTTCTTTCTCTTTGAATTTAAATAATCCATCCAAGATTGCTGAATTACAAGAACTAGAGCATTGGAGAACAAAGTTTGATGTTGCTTCCTCTGCCACAGAAGGCTTCTTTAGCAAGCGTTGGATTTTTGAGAACTTATTTAACATGTCTCACGAAGAAATCAATCGCGTTCAAAGAGAAAAGTTCTATGATAAAAAGTATGATACTGATCTCGAAGGTACAACAGAAGAGGCACTCGGCGGTGGGGCTGGAGGTGCCGGTGATGCTTTCGATACAGGTGGCGAGGGAGACATATTTGATACCGAAGGGGGTGATGACGAAACTGACGCCGCTGCTACTCTTGATCTAGACACACCGGAACCCGAAGCCCCCGAGCCCGATGCTCCTGAAACAGACGACTCACCAACTGGCGGTCTTATAACAGCCCCAGGAAACAGAGACGATAAAAACTATAAAATAACGGCTGTAGATCCTATGGGAAATAAAAAAAATACAACCACTAAATCCAAGTATAAATGGAACGAGCCGGTCGGACACGACAAGCGCTCTTCTTCTGGTCCCCGTTCAAGGCAAATGAAAGCACAAGGCGATATACCCCAGCCAATGAAAAGTTTAGGCAAAGGTATAGTCGCAGAGAAACTTGCTACTACTTATAAGAAGGAAGAAGAACTTTTGTTCCAAACAAAGCAAAGCATTGATAATCTAATAGCTGGATTGGAGAGTAAGAAAAAAGATGAAGTTTAAACATAATAAAAAAAGAAATACTGCTTTTGTATTTGAAAGTTTAGTAAGAGAAGTCGTTAAAAGCGTCGTTTCAGAAGATCTAGACCGCAAAAACAAAATCATCAAAACACTTAAAACATTCTTTAACAAAGAAACTGAACTTTATAAAGAGTTGCAAATCTATAACTCTATTCTCGAAACAAGAGAAATGGAAAAAGACATAAAAGAAAAAGTTATTAAAGAAGCAAGATTTCAGCACTCCAAGCTCAATAAAGATAAAATCTTCCAATCCCAAACAGCACTTATCAATGAAATCAACAAGAACGTAACAAAAGATCTTTTTAACAATTTTGTTCCTAACTACAAGAACTTGGCTACAATCTACAACTTCCTAAACTTAGATGTAGCACCAAAGAAGAAAGTTATTTTAGAAAACAAACTTGTAGAAGAACTTAAACAACTCGAAGAAGAAAAGAAAGTTCCAACAGATAAACTTACTTTTAAAGTCTTTATGAAAAAGTACAATGAAAAGTATGGAAATGGACTTCTTAACGAGCAAAAAACACTTCTTAACAAATACATCACGTCCTTTTCAGACAACGGACTTGGATTAAAAGTATTCCTTAACGAAGAAGTTGGGCGCATTAAGGCAAAACTAAAAGAAACTCTTGAGACAGAACTTGTAAAAGAAAACGATGGTATTAAAGAAAAAATCTTAAAGGTAACAGAGATTGTAGAATCTTTGAAAAACCAGCCTATCAACCAAGATGTTCTTAAAAACATTCTTAAAATACAGAACTTGCTAAGTGAGATGGAACAAAATGGCTAAAGAAATCAACGTAACAGTAAAATACAAACAGCTTGTTGAAGTTGCCCTGGATGTTAAGAAATCTTTGGATGGAAACCTTATGATCTTTGACCACAAAGATATTGACATTGTTATTGTTGCGGAAAGCAACAAGGTTGTTACTTTTCCTAAAAATGAATACTCAAAGCACGTTTACCCCTCACAGGACAAACTGTTTAATTATCTAAGAAGAGATGGAGTAATTCAATACGACAGTATTAAAGGTGGAAACATCTTTATGTCTATGGAAGCACAGATTGCTGAATCAGAAGAAGTAAATTCGATTGACGCAACACTTTATTCTATTTCTAAGTTTATGAAAGAAGAAAGAGAGATCTTTGAATACGAAGAGACGATGGCTCAGGAAGAGGAAGAGCATCTAACAGAACCTACAGATGAAGATTCTACTCGACTCGGAGAGGTTCCACAAGAACCAAAAAAAGGAAGCATCATGCCAGGAGTTAATCCTTACGGTCTTCCTGCACAGTATAACATGTGATTGAATGGAATTAGTTTACTTTATTTTATGCGCTTATGGCATGACACAAATCATTCTCTATGGCTCTATCTTTAATAAGGTTAGACCCTCAAAAGAATGGTTTAATGGCTTTGGTAAACTATTCCACTGCGCCTTGTGCCTCGGTTTTCACGTCGGTTGGCTTTTGTTATTGTTAAGTCCGTACACAGAACTGTGGGACTACAAAATAACTTTATCCAATCTATTTTTGTTTGGGTGCCTTAGTTCAGGTTCTACATACATTTTAAATCGCGTCTTTAACGATTACGGAGTATCCATTTATCTAAATAAAAATGAATGATGCTTTAAGTGCTTAAAGATACTATTTATTATGGTATTTTTACATCAGGAGTTTGCTACAAATGAGAAGACATAATATCCCAGAAGTAAGGCGTTGCTGTTCCGGCAGCAAACTCATGCAGGGGCGAGCCCTGCTTATTTTTTAGGAAAAAGAAAAATGACTAAACAACTTATTAGAGAATTTTATGAACTTTGCCCTGATGGCAACTGTGTCATGGACGTGCTAACTGAAGGCGAAAGAACCCGCCGCGATAACGGATCAGTATTTCTTGTTGGCGTATGTCAAAAAGCAGGCACCAAAAATGGAAACGGCAGAGTTTATCCTAAAAATGTCTTGGAAAGAGAGATAGAAAACTATCAACAGCTTGTTCGAGAAAGGCGAGCCCTTGGAGAACTTGACCATCCAGACGATTCTGTTATTAATCTCAAGAATGCCTCTCATCTTATCACAAAAATGTGGTGGGATGGCGACAGTGTTATGGGAAAGATTGAGGTTCTCGATACTCCATCCGGTAAAATTCTTAAAGATCTCTTAAACTCTGGTGTTAAACTAGGTATTTCTTCTAGGGGAATGGGCTCTGTAAAAGAATCTATGGGTGCTTTAACTGTAGAGGACGATTTTCAACTTATTTGTTTTGATATGGTAGCTGACCCTTCTACTCCTGGCGCTTTTATGAATCTTTCAGAATCTAAAAAAGCCCCAACTTTTACAAAAGAACTTACACAAGTTGATAAAATCAACTTTGCTTTAAACGACATCTTAAAGGAGACGAAATGAAAAAAGCAGAATTAAAAAGAGCTTTAAAACCACTAGTCAAAGAATGTATTAAAGAAGTTCTCTTTGAAGATGGTGTATTATCTGGAATTATCGCTGAAGTTGTCACAGGTCTCGGAGCAGGTCAAGTTGTCATGGAACAAAAAACCCAACAAGTTGACCAAGAAGCTCTTCTCCGCGAAAAAGCAGAGAAGATGGAAGCTGAAAGGCAAAGAAGAATAAAAAGGCTAAATGAAAGTTCTGGGATGAATAACAAAGTAAATGTTTTTGAAGGTGTAAAGCCCATTCAAGAGTCTTCATCTACTTCTGGTCCATCTCCATTAGCAGGAACTTCTGCGGGAGACAGCGGTGTTGATATTTCAGGCATTATGAACGCCTCAAGACACAACTGGAAGGACTTGATCTAAAGGAATACCATGGCAAAAACAAAAAATTTAGAAGTAACTTTGCAACAATGCAAAGGAGACCAAACAAGATTAATTAAAAGATTCATGAAAAAATTCAAAAAATCTGGAATTATGGATGAATTAAGAGACAGAAGGTATTATCAAAAAGAATCAGACAAAAGAAGAAGAAAGAAAATTCAAAGAAAGAGAATACTTAAAAAAGAACAACAAAAATCAGGAGTTAAATAATGGCAACTTTTCAACAATATGCACCAGGACTTGGAAGCGTCGGAAACTACCAAGTATCAGGTACGCCGTGGCTTACAGGATCTACTATGGCAGTCAGCGGCGGCACAGACGGCTTAAATTCTAGCACACAGCATATCAAATTTCCTTATGTTACAAAAGAGGTGACCGTTGTCAACTTAGGACAAACAGAGATTGAAATTCATCTAGCAAATGACCTCGGCGCACATGGAACATCTACAGGCGCTCACAAGTTCACTATCCCTCCTTCAGGAGTGCTTCATGGAGGACCTCTCGCAAGGCAAACTTTTGACATGAAGACTAAAGAGCTGTTTGTTACAAACAAAGAAAATGCTGGTGGAGCTTACCAAATCTATGCTTCGCTTACTCGAATTGACAGAAAGCACATGTTTGAACTCACAGGGTCCGGTATTAATTCCGAACCAGGCGATACAACTATCACACCATAAGGATTTAGGGGAAGGAAATGCCAGTCAGTTTTATTGGAGCAGGAAATTTTAAAGGTAACTGGAACGCTACTACAAATAGTGGTTCTGCCGATTTTTTGAATACAGGGACCCCTTTGTTGGCAAGTTCAGCCAGTGCTACGGCGGGCTACAACCAAAGTGGCGTAAGCCCTGCTTTAACTGCTTCTGTAGGTGATTACTGGCAGGTTACAACTGCTGGCACAACAAACGTTGACGGCGAGACTGGCTGGCAGCTTAATGACTGGTGTCTTTATGTAAGCTCTTCAGCAGATGGTTTTCACTGGCAAAGATTAAGCGTTACCGATACAGTGGCTTCCGTAATCGTTGGTGAAGCCTCAGAATCTGGCATAAAAAATACACTTCTCGCAAGCGCAAGTGCTAACTCTGGTCCTGGCACTCCAGGCGGTCAATCTGGGGAAGTTTTGTTTGTTTCCGCCTCTAACGCTGATGGAACAGGAACAAACAAATACTTTGAAGGAAATAGTAACTTTACTTTTGACCCAGAAGTTAATTTATTAAACTTAACAGGAACTTTAAGAGTTAGTGGAGAAATTCAAGCAACACAACTTCACACGAGCTTTGTAACTTCTAGTGTACTTTATGATGATGGCGATACAAAGTTTGGAGATAGCGCTGAAGACCAGCACATGTTTACAGGCTCTGTTTATTGTAGCCTTGGACTCACGGCATCTCATGGTATTTCTGGCTCTTATCTTATGGGCGATGGTTCCCGACTAACTGGGATTACTGCTGGCTCTACTCTTGGGAATCCTGGCTATGGAAACGCCGCTACTTCTAGAGTTCCTTTCTTTGGGGTAATCGACGGTGCCAGCAAGCTTGGATTAAGCGGCTCGGCAAATTTTAGCTTCTTTACTGCCTCTAACGATCTTCAGGTTACTGGAAATATCCGCGCTAGCAATCTTTATGTTGGAGACTTTATCTACCACGAAGGCGATACCGATACCTATGTCCGCTTTCAAAATGGCGGAATCACCACGGCTGCTGATGCTACTGTAGGTTCTGTCTTGACGTCCACAGGACTCACGATAAACCCAGGAAATGCAACCGGGTTTGATTTCTTAGTAGAGACTGCGAACTTTACCCGAGGCTTACATGTAGATGGTGGAAGCGACAACGTAGGTATACGAACTGCTCCCTCTGGTGTCATCGAGGCTTTAGTAGTATCAGGCTCTACCCTGTTTGGTTCTGCAAGCGCTAGCACACATAGATTTACAGGATCTTTAGTTGTTAGTAATGGCATTTACACAACGCAAGACATTTTTCACTGGGGCGACGCAGATACAAAAATAACTTTCACAGACGACCAGATTGACTTTGCCGCAGGTGGCGTGACTCTTTTGACGCTTGATGAAGCAGGGCAAGATCTTGTTACAATTGGCGACGGCACAGATGTTGATTTCCAAGTTAAATCCCTAAACGATAATCATGCTATTTTTGTACAAGGATCTTCAGACAATGTAGGAATTGGCTATAGCACTCCTGATAGAAAACTTTCTGTTTCTGGCTCCACTACTTTTGGACGTGGAAGTGGTGAAGGAGACAATCATCAGTTCACAGGCTCTATCTATGTTTCTGACGATATTTATGTTGCTGACAAGATCCTTAACTTAAGCGATACAGACACTTACATTGACTTCGGTAGCAATACTATTGACTACTATGCCGGTGGATTGAGAGGTCTTGAACACGGCACAAATTTGTTCGACTTTAATCCCGATCAGGAAAATGTAAACTTTAGAGTTCAAGGGGAAAATTTCTCAAATACTTTTTTTGTAGCTAATACTTCCGATAATGTAGGTATTCGCTGCGCTCCTTCTGGAACAATTCAAGCTCTAACAGTATCTGGTTCAACTTTATTCGGGTCAGCAAGTGCAAATAGCCACCAGTTTACTGGTTCTGTGTATGTAAGTAATAACATTGCTTTTGGAGGCAACCTTCACAACGCCGCAGATGATGATACTTATATTGATTTCCTTACAGACAGAATGCGCTTTTTTGCAGGTAATATTCAGTTTGCTGATTTCCTTGAATCTGCTACGGGACAAGATACAATAACTTTCAATGGCAACAGTAGTGATGTTGATTTGATTGTTAAGTCTGATCCAGGCGGAGGAACTGCAACAACTGCACATTCGCATACTATTTTTGTTCAAGCTTCTTCTGCCCGAGTAGGTATTGCTGAGTCTGCCCCCGGCGCACAGCTTGATGTATCTGGCTCTACTATTTTGGGACGCAACGACGGAGATACAGTATCGTATCATCAAATAAGCGGTACTTTAGAGCTAACAGGAAACATTGGATTAAACACTCCTGCTACAGACTATTCTATTTCGTTGCCCAATTTAGACTCCTTGCAAGGTCGAGGTATTGCATACGCCTGGTCTACCTACTCTTCAGGAAGATACAAGAAAGATGTTATAGCTTTATCTAACCCTATTGACAAGGCAAAGAAACTAAGAGGTGTAGAATTTACTTGGAGAGATTCTGGAGAGAAAGACTTTGGATTTATTGCAGAGGAAGTTGGAAAGGTTCTTCCACAGCTAGTATCTTATGAGTCAGATGGCGAAAATGCCATTGGTATGGATTACTCCAGAATCACGTCTTTGCTAGTTGAATGTGTAAAGTATCAGCAAGATCAAATAGAAACTCAAGAAAATAGAATTAAACAGCTAGAGAAAAAATTAAAATCTTAAGTATTTGTTATTCTTAATAAAGCCTTCGTGTAGCACATTTGTTACGAAATAAAGGGTTGTTTTCCTAAGTTATCTCTCTAATTATTAGCGTTATGGACAGGTCTATCTTGTTCATACACATAATAACAAACAAGGGAGAAAATTATTATGGCTGCACCTTTTGATGCAAATGCTGTCACTATTTACGGACAGTATTCACAATTCGAACTACTCACAAGTGGTTCTTCTATGCCCGCTGCTTCGGCATCGGTACTTCGTATGTATGCTTCTGGATCGAAGCTTTACTACTTCGCCCCAGGCGCTTCGGGCTCTGCCCCGAAAGAAATCGCTACTGACGGCGGTCTTGCTTACAACTTGCAAGACGGCGACGGTATTGCTGATTTCACATTTGATGGATCTGCAAACGTTACTGTTTCTGCTGATATCGTAAACCTTACTGCTACAACTACAGTAGCTGACGGCGACCTCGTTATGATCGACGATGGCGCTGGCGGAACACTCCGCAAAATGACTCGTGCTCACTTTATCGAGTCTGCTCCTCTCGATGCTATTGACATCGACGGTGGTGCAATTGACGGAGCAGTAATCGGCGCTAACAGTGCCGCCGCTGGTACGTTCACTACAGTCGTTGGTACAAGAATTAGTGCTTCTAGTGACTTGAACGTTGTCGG